GCATTGGTTACCGAGCAATGGTGGAAATGCCAACCACCATGGCTTAGGCTTGTACATGATTTTAATATTGGCATACAAAATTGGTCCGAATGGACCCAACACACTAATATAAATATAACTGAAGACCAAAGCCAGTCGGTCGTTAAACTGGTAGTCACCCCGGATAGGGTGCAACTTGTTAAACAATCAGGGGTTGAAACCTCTGTTAAACAAGTAGTGAGTTTTCTTGAAGCAAATAAAGATCAAACCCTTGTTGTCGGAAGTGCTGATACGGAAGAGAGAATTTCTAATGATCCAGTAGATTTGAAAGACTTTTTGTCTAGACCTGTAAAAGTCGCTAGTTGGCAATGGGGACTTACAACTTTTAATCAAGTTTTAGATCCCTGGACTGCGTTACTAACGAATAAACGCATAGCAAACAGAATTTCAAACTACAATCTTTTTAAAGCTAAATGCCATGTTAAGATTGTGGTTAATGGAAATGGTTTCTTTTATGGTCGAATGATGGTCACATATCTACCTTTCCAAGCACTAGCCAATCGACTTCAAATAGTATTGAATCCTGATTTAGCAGATGCAGACTTTGTTGGTATATCCCAAAGACCAAAAGTTTTCTTAGATCCAACTATATCTGAAGGAGCAGAAATGATATTGCCATTTTATTACCCGTGGACTTATCTTTCCCTTACAGAGAATACTGATCAATGGAAATTGGGGGAGTTGGCATTTAACGCTATAGTCAATCTCAAACATGCTAATCAAGATCTAGTTATCGCTCAACAATTCGTAACGATAACAGTATATGCATGGTTTGAAGAAGTTGACTTGCAAGGGCCTACAGTACGAAATATTACTTCATTAATTCCACAGAGTGGTCGAGAGTGTGAGAGTATTAACAAGCCAATTAGCCAAACAGCCACAAACATAGCCAATATAGCTGGTGCAGTTAAACAGATTCCAGTATTAGCACCGTATGCTTCAGCAGTGGAAAAAGCAGCAACTATTACAAGTAGCGTAGCGTCAGCATTAGGATATAGTAAACCTATTGCAGTAGCAGAACCTGCTCCTTTAGTTCCTCGTATAGTAGGTTCGATGGCAGTTACTAATACTACATCCAGTGCTATGAAACTAACGTTAGATGTCAAACAAGAAACATCAATATCACCGTTAGATGTTAATCTTAAGGCAGATGATGAGTTAGCATTTAACAGTATTGCTGGACATGACTCGTATTTGAATAGGTTTGTATGGTCTAGAAGTGCGTCTCCAGGTACTATGTTAATGAATTATAAGGTATCTCCATACTTATCACGCACTGTTGGCACTCCAGCTAAGACGCATATGACAGCGATGTGTGGCGTTGCAGCATGTTTTAAGCATTGGTCAGGGTCTATCATATATAGATTTCAAATAGTTAAATCAGCTTTTCATAGAGGTAGGTTGCTAATTGTTTATGATCCAAAAGATTCAGCCGCAGTACATGAAGATAACGTACATTTTACTCATGTTGTTGATATAGGCGAAACCAGTGATTTTGAACTTAGAATAGGCAATTATCAGGAGAGAGAATGGTTAACCGAAGCAGCCCAACCATGGTATACAGAAGTGATGTTTAGCCCTAGCCCTCTACAAACATCTGGATCTACTGATGCCGTTAATAATGGTTTGGTGACAATATATGTGCTTAATGATTTAACTACTCCTACGTTCGATGAGACTCTTAATAATGACATACATATAGTGTGTTATGTG